CCCGCCAATCTTAAAGCGGTTATTTCCAATTTTTTACCCGCTTCTTGATTTAATTTTTCAATCGGTTTGGCGATTTTTTCTACGAAAGTATTTCCGACCACATCAGTTGAACGATTGACTGCGGCAAATCTTTTATTGGTCAAACCTTGTTTCCGAACATCAAGCATTTTAATCATTTTAGATTTATCAGTTGGAGTAGCAACCTTAACAAGCGCGACATCTGCTTCCGGTATGCCTTGGCGGATAGCTTCTTTGGCGACTTTATCAGGAACAATTTTACCAGCTTGTAATTTTTGGGAGGCAATGCGAGTATCAGGAACAGATCCCTCGAGTAAAGATGTTTGTTCGGCTATTTGCGTTGCTTTTTTGGCGGCGCGTGTAGCAAAACCTCCTTTTGTTTTGCGGATTAGGGCGCCTCCCGCAATTTGGGCAGTCGGAATGGCGGCACTGATAAGTGTTGTCAACCCTGGTTTTAACATTTCTGCGCCTTTTTCTCCTTCTGCGATATTTTTACTCACGTCAAATGCATACCCTGGTATTGCGCCAGAAGCAATCCTGCCAAGGTTGGTGGCGACTTTTTCACCAACGCCTAATGACTTAATTCCAGCGCCTGCGATTTTTGCTATTTTTGTTTGAGGGGCAAGATATGCGGCCGATTCTAACGCCTCGCCGGCAATTTGTTTGATTCCGGCAATTCCTGATTTAACTGGTTCCACTTGATATCTGCCGAAAGGAGTTTTTAAGTCTTGGCCAGTTTCGGATTGCAATTCGTAACCCTTTTTAGCTTCTTGGCCGAATATGCCAAGTCGGCCAAGGGCTTCGGTTGTTCGGGCGGCCGGTTTAACCACCAATGATTCAATCGGGGCTTTAATGATAGATTTCAAAAATCCGTCCTGTTGTTGAGGTTGTGTTTCTTGTTGAGCAACAGACGGTTGAGTTGCGGCTTTTTGTTTCAGTGCATCAAAAGCGCTAGTCGCCGTAGTTACCGGCGCGCCACTTTGTTTTTGTTTTTGTTTTAATATTTCAAATGCGGTAGCCATATTATTGATATTCTACTGTGTTGCCCTCTGATATTAATTGATTAATCTCATTACGAGTAGCTGTTGCGGATATAACTTCGCCGCTTGGGTTGGTTACTTTTACATCTGCTTCAATCCCGGATGATGTAGCGAATGCTCCCTTGATTTGTTTTAATACTCTTTTTGCATCACTATCAGATAATGACTTATTTAGCGCGCTCGCCGCTTTCTCAAGTGTTCTCGCTTCAAAATCGGAGATTGCGCCCGATCCTTTTAACTTTGAACGATTTTCGAGGGACAACATTGCAGTGAGTTGATCTCTTTGACTTTTTACTAATTGCTCATTACTTCCCGGTGCCCAATATGTAAATGGGTTCTTGACACCGAATACTTGATTGATGTACGGAGAGTTCAGAATTTCATTTACAAGAGCAAGCCCACCCGTAGCATCACTCTTGCCTTTTATTATAGATTCCTGTTTTTCGATTGTTTTTGCTTCCGCTGTTGCCGATGGCGGTTTGGGACCTCCTTGAGCTATGGGTTTTCCTTGTTCGTCATATCTGATTTCTCCTGGTTGCAGAGTAAATCCTTTTTCTTTCTCTGTGGTAACTGACGGCGCTTGGATGAATTTGCCGGTTGTTGGATCATAGAATGATGTGCCCGAGATTGGTTTCAATGCTTCTTTTTCGGTTTGCACTTTATTTTCGGCGCGGTCTAGAGCGAATTTCGAGGATTCAAGCGAAGACTGGCGCGTGGCCTGCATGCGGGCAAGTTTTCTTTCGAGAGGTTCTGCAAGGCCTGTGGCGCGTTGCTCTATAGACCGTAACTGGCCTGTAATAAATTCGAGTGGAATTGCTTGACCTGAAGTGTTTCGATAAGCGGTTTTAGTCGAATCGACAAGTTTATCAATGTCTTCCTGTGTTGAGAGTTCCTCGGGGCTGATTTTTAAACTCTGCTGATAGACGGATTCGGCCAATCCCAGCGATTTTAGGGTTTCGGGGGATACTTGGGGTAGAGTGGGAGTAGAAGTCGCGCCTGGGGCGGCCTGGTTAGTTCCCGTAGGGGTTGAGGGAACAGGAGGAGGTGCAACCACTTGTCCTTGAGCGTCAACATTGGTTCCTGATGGAGTGGTGTATGTGGACGAGGTAATTTGGGGCAAAACAGGGGTTATTGCAGGTTTTTGGGTAACGGGTGAGATTGGCGATGCAACTACTGGTTTTACTTGTGGAATTATTGGCGTTTGATTTATTTGCGGACCTATCGGTTGGGAATATTGAGTGGGATTAGGAACAGTAGGGAACATGCCTGGTGCGGGAGATACAGGCGGTTTTTTCTTGCCATAACCGAATCTTTCCAGAGTCGGCATACTCGACCTTGTTTTTGAAAAAAAATCTAGAATTGCCATATTATTATAGTGTTATTGATAAATTAGGATTTATAAAAAAATCATCTTCACCATCATCAATGACCATCGACAGGTCATTAACGCCATATGATTTGAATAATTCGTTTATGCCATCAAATAAAAGTTCTTTGAAGCCAACGGCGCGTTCGTCTTTTTCTTTGAGCCAATATCTAAATGCGCCATATATTTCGGGTAAGTCGTGGAATGATTCAGGAAGACTCGGCATGTGGCCGACGATAAATGTGGCGCCTGCGCCAGTGGTAAGTGAACGCCCGCCATATGGCCGCGATAAATAAAGCACCGTGTTGCTTTCTACCGAATCAATGCGATACCATTCGCCGTCACCGGAAGAGGCGGCCGTGTCGGAGTGTGTAACACGAATCCATCGGCCGACCATTGGAGTCGTCCATACTGTGGTTAAGCCGGTAACTTTAACACTTCCGTTCGTGATAATATCCACCGTTCCTGTGGTATAATCGGCGACATTCAAATCAGGTACGCGTATTTTTGTATTTAATTCAATAATATTGCCGCTTGTTGCCGGTCGTGGCCAGAGTGCGAATTTTCCGTCTTGAATGAACCACCACGATGGAGTGTCGGATGTTGATGGCGATGATTGAAGCTCATCCCAGTGTTTTTTACTAGGAGATGGTTTTGGAGTATAGACCGTTGTGCCGACTGTGACCGATATGCTTTCGACAAGGTCGACATCGTATGGCAGTGGTTGAAATTTCGTTGAGACCGTAACCGTGTGAGTTCCCGTTCCAGTGTCAGTAATATCGACTGCCGTTCCCGCGAGAGCATTGGCAAGAGAGGTCGCCACTTTGAATGTCGTTGTGCTTTGATAAATCAGGTAGTAAGTAGTGCTTGTTGACAAGCCAGCAGGAAGTGTGGTGGTTGATGAAAATGTCACCTTGGTCCCAGTAAGAGTGAGGATGATGTCAGTGGCGGTGCAGACATCAGTACCAGCTACGGCCGTAAATGCGGAGTCGGGGTCGAATGTCGTCAGAGTGCGTGAACTATGCAAAAACGGCCAATTAGCTTTGGAAAGCAACCGCTTATGAAAATCATTCATTATTCTGTCTCCCCAAGTTAAATTAGCAGACGAAGTGTTTTTTGTGTCTATGCCGTAATCTGTTCGTAAGGTGGTATAGCTCTTCATATTGTTATTTTATATTATTTTTTTAATTATTAAAATACGCCATGTTCCACTGTCAAGATTAACTATGGCGCCGCTTTCATTTTGGATTCTTACTTCTACTGTATCATTGGATTGCACATAAGCGGTAACTGTAATATCTTGCAGGTCATAAGGCGCGGAAATAAATACATAGTCGCCAAGGGTTGCGCCTGTTACTCCTGTTACTTGTATTGTTTCGCCAGCTCCATCGGCTAAATTGCTCGGATTAATCGTAGCTTGTTTGTAAATAACTTTTTCCAAATCTTGTATTCTAATTTTGGATGAATCAAAACCCGTGTGGGTATGAAGCATAAAATTAGCCAGCGATTTTTTTAAATCTTCAATTTCCTTTTTTAAATCTTCAATTTCCTTTTTTAATTTTAGTATTTCTTCCATATTTTTATAAAAATCTCACTTCCACTAATTCAATAGTGCCATCCATTTCAATTTGAATTTGGATGTTTTCGATATCAATCAAACCGATACTATCATTTTGGAAAACTGTCGTAGATCCGTCAGCGGTAAAAGTATCTATTGTTGTAAAACTGCTGGATGTGTTTGTTCTATATCCTATTCTAATATTGCCAGAACTGGCTGGTTTGGCTGTTACCACTTCCAACACAGAAAACGACCCTTTTTTCGTTTTAGTTGCCACTCGGAAAAAGGCGGAATGAATAACGGTTTCAAAACTTGAATATCTGTCTGTAGAATGATAATTGGCGCCATTGGCAAATCCAAAAACATAAAAATTATTCTGAACATTAATAGATGTGGCATTAGCGGCGCCAGATGATGGGATCTGGTCTATTATTATTCGGCCGTCGGCATAAATCTTAAATACTCCGCTATTCCCGCTTGTTAAAACATTAGCCCCAACCAACAAATTACCATTCAAGGAAGCAATCCCGCCCCATGTAACAACATTGGATTGAACTGTTCCAGAATTATTGGATAAATAATCGGGAATTTTTGTAAAAAAGCGGGTATAACTTCCTTGTGTCGTATATATGTTTCCTAGTGTGCCAGCAAGAATATAAATAATCCCGCCGATATTTTTTAGTCTTTTAATTGATTTTTCTGGGACTTCGATAGGTGTATTGAATGAATCGCTTGTCCTGTCCCATGGATAAATTTTATTGAAGGAATTCCCCGCCGCTAAAATATTAATGCCTAATTCTTCCAAATGATTTAGTACTTCATCTGATGGCGTGTCTAATGATGCATTTGAATAAGTAAAGGTTGCGCCATTGGCGGGGTCAAAAGTTTGACCTGAATTTTCTTTCAAGGTGCCCACATAGAATTTGTCCGTAAAATAAACAATTCCATCTTGACCAATAATGGCATGGTGTCTATTAGCAGTTCCTGACCCTGTACTTAGAGATTGCCAGCCGTTAGACCACACAGGAGTTTTTAAGTCAGCAGTAGAATATATATCAATAATATCAATTAATGCGTTTCTAAAGGCTAATAAATAATAAGTTGAGGCAGTATCATTTTGTTTGAAAAGCACAAGACCATTTCCAGTGGCGTTGGTAAAGGTATTATTCCCCGTATCTAACGCTGAATTATGGAGAAGATTTGTTGATGTTCCATTATAAAACCAAACCCTGCCTTTAGAATCTTGTAAAAAATAAAAAGATGATCTAGTATCATATACTATATGATTTATTGTGGATGGGTTGACTGTTACAATAGTATGAGAACCACTACCTGCATCAGTAATATTAATAGCGGTTCCGGCTTCAGCAAGAGTAATGGTTGTGGCCAATTTAAATGTTCCTGCATTTTGATCTACTCTAATGACAAAATAAACTGTGCTAGTCGATAACCCAGCAGGGAGGGTTCCTGTTGTGGTTAAATAAACCGCTACACCTGTTGTGTCGGCGTTTCCCGTAAAAGATGCGCCAGTGCAAATGTCAGTAGAAGCATCCGCAGTGAAAGTTGTTGATGTGGAGGTGTGAAAAATGGTGGCAACGGCCGGTTTTACTTTTATGGCGCCATCAAATGCTTCAATGTCCGCATTGCGAATTAAGCCAAAACCCTTATGCGGCGAACTCGCAATGGCTTGATCAAAATCTTTAATTATGAGTGGTTGTGTCATTTTTGTATCATCTATTTATTACCCACACTACTGTTGAAATAATCGCCGAAATAATCAATGCCGAAACAACAGAGGTTATAATCGTCCAATATCTATCTCTCACAAACCTCCCATTTTCTTTTATAAGTTTCAATCCTTCGGACATTTTAATATCTTCCTCTCTTAATTTCTGTGTCGCTTCTTCTTGTTTCGCCATACGCCCATTGGAAATATCCAGTCGTCTGCCTATCTGTTTTAATTCCGATGTCGTATCGCTTCTAAAAGCAATAGAATGTTCTTGATGTTCATTCAAGATATTTATTATTTTTTGGTAATTATCTTCGTTCATTTGATATTTTTATTTAAAGTTTCCAACTCTTCTCGTTTCTGATTGATTGATTTGATGAGCCGAGCTTCCTCAATTTTAAGGTCATCGACTCGCTTTTTTGCCGCAATTTCCTCTTTTGTCTTTTTGGCTTTTACCTCTTCGGGTGTGAGTAGCTTCATAAAATTATGATAATTCGGCGGATTTTCGCCCCTCTGAAAGACCTCTATACCACTCGGAAATTGTGACTACGTCAAGGATGCCTGCCATTTTGTATTGATAAATGTAATCGACTAACGACTGCATGTCTGCGACTGGAAATTCGGTTTCTTCTACGGCAGGTGTTACGAAATTATGCGATTCTATCACCAGCGTTGCGCCTGCGGAAATTGCGTTGTCTACGCTTGCTTTTGCGACAGCGAGCGTGGTTGAAGCGCCGAGGTTTCTTGTGATAAGGAGAAGAGGGTCATCGACTGGTGTTGCGGTATTTAAGCCAGTTAATGATTTTACTGTTCTTGCGCTTAATACATTTTCAGCTTGCAGTGCCAGTAATACTGTAGGATTAAACCCTCCATTCGGATAGCAGAAATGATTCTGCATGCTGTTTCGAGTGAACCCGTTTGTTTCAAGATATTTTCTGTTATTGCTTATTTCGGCTTGCATTTCTGCTTGTGTTGACAATGTCGTCAGATTGGTGTGGTTATATGTATGACTACAAATATCCCAACCTGCGCCGTATAGTTCCGTAAGATTGGCAAGTGTCATGTAATTTGCGCCTGAGGCAATTCCTTGCGCGTAAACGTAGCATGTTGCTCGCATTCGGCGCGGACTCATGTATGCGAACAATTCCGAGTATTGCGTTACTCGGCCGTCATCGCACGTCCACACGATTTTTGGTCGGTGATATGTGCCATATCTCATCTGGTCAAAATAAACCACGCCCGCTGCGGAAGCGTGAGCGTCTACCCGCACTCTTATTCGGAGCATTGTATTTGCCCAGTCATCGACACCAGTATTGCCCCAGAAATTCTTATATAAGCGTATGCGATTCCAACCTTGTTTTAATGGAGTTGAGGTTATTCCTTTTGAGAAGTAACTTGTGAATCCAGTGGTTGAACTGATGTAGACCGTAATGCTCGGGAGGTTGGTGGTATTTTCAACATATACGTCATAGGAAATAATCCCAGCCCTTGAGAGGTCGGCGCTGATTGTTTTCGTGGCGTAGTAGTTTCCCGCTGCGGGAGCAGTGATTTTAAGCGAACCCGAACCCACCGAATAAATTGATGTATCAACCGCGATTGCCCCGCCTCCTGTGCCTGCGCCAGTCCAATCGCCTATGGTTTCAAATGTTTCAAACAGAGTGCCTGCTTGGATTTCATAATTAGACATGGTTTTTTATTTTTTTAAGCCGCAGACCTCGCCTTGAATCTTCCAGTCAATGTGAATGCGGGAGTGCCAGCAACTGTCCCTGCAACGCCTCCAGAGATGAGGTTTGTGCCATCAGTAGTAAGCGGGCAGTGAATCTGACAGCTTGATGGAATTGTGCGAGTGAAAAACAGCGCTTCTATTTCGGCAAGCGTTAACACTGCGTTGAACATCATAAAGTCGCTCATACCGCATTGCGAGAAGTTTGACGATGCGTTTGAACGTCGCACAAGTCGCAATGATTCTGCCGATGCATTTGTCATCGTAGCCGATGTGTCGGTTGAACCAGTTTGAGCGACTGTGGCGCGATCGCTGATGTATAATTTTACAGAATTTACTTCGTAAGTTCCCGCGATGAAATACCACCTGCCATTGATTAGTGTCGGCGTTGAGATATTTGCGACTGTTGTAGCACCGTTTTTTATGGAGAAAGCCATTATAGCCGCTGATGACATATTGAATGTGAATCCATCTGTCGGTCCCGAGCCTGACCAATCTAAAATGCGATCATTGGCATCTGCTGGCACATGGAAGTACCAAAAAGCCACCGTGAAAGCGGTTGTTGGCACTGTATAGCCAGTAAAGACGATACTGTCATCGCTTCCGTCGGCTTTTAGAGCCGTTGGAAGATCTCTTGTCGTGAATCTTGTAGCCATTTTTTTATTTTAGCGATAACTTACTGTCAAATCTTGCGCGGCAGTCGCGGTCACTATAGTCAATCCGACTGCGAATGACACGTCGTAAATTACCGTATTACTATTTTGCAACAAGGCGGCGGGCTGAGTAATCGCTCCGATCAGAGTCCCTGAACCTGCGGTATTGTCATACATCGTAATGACGCCAGTGGCAGCGGGAGTATTTATCGTAAGCGCGTGAAAGAAACCTGCGCCAGACTTTACGACTGTGGTTGTGGGAGCAGCCAGAGTGATATTCAGATAACTGAATCGTTGCTCGACCTTTGTGACATCGTTAGCGATATCTTCGCCCGCAATAGTCGTGGCTAGAGTGATTTTTTGATTACCGCTCGAGTCGACATTTAATGCGGAAGCATCGCCGTCGGATAGAGTTGGCGCCGTTGAATTATAAATCGCGGGCTGTCCATGTTTTGCTTGTTTAGTTGCCATAATTTTGTGTTATTTAAGCGGCAGGCACGTTTTCTACGGGCTTGCCTTGAAATGAACCCTCTTCTTCGTCGATCTCGTTCCAATCGGCGGGAAGAACAACTTGCGGACCTATAGGATCTTGACCTTTTGGTTTTGCAAAATTTTCGTCTTCCTGCGGTTTAGCTTGGCGAGGAGATGATATTGGGGGAGCATCTTTTATTTTCGCTTCGACTTTAGCGATTTTGTCCGCTCGATTTTTATTGGCCGAACCAATTAATGAATCAAGGTCATCTCTTTTATTGCCAATATCATCAATATCATCGGGGATATAAGCTTTATTAAATAATTCCATAAACAAAGGGGTGTCCTCTGGTTTTTTTGGCGAGGTCATTTTATCCCCGCCTTTATGGATAAGAGTGCCATCAAGCGTTGTCCTTAATAATTCTCGGTTGGTAAGATGCTTGGCGTAATGTTGCGCCAAATAATCGGGCATGTATTCTGATGCGCCTGGAGGATATGTCCGGCCTTTGCCGTCCCAGTACCCTATGAATTCTTGATTAGTAAAATTGACGAATAAAGCTGTTTTCATTTTTGTTTGCGCAAGGGAGCATTCACTTGCTTTTTAGGCTCAATCGGCGCCAACGATTCCGAGTTATTTATTGCGTTGGTCTTTTTTAATCTTTCCTCCCGGCCCCGCAAGGAGGCCGAGAATGAGATTAAATTTTCTATATGAGTTCGAGCTTAATCGCACCAAACTCACCATCGGCAACGCCCGTGAGAGCTGTTCCGACTCTGGCAAGAAGCTCGTGCGCTCCGTCAGTAATCGTTTCAACACATCCCGCGTCATCATCAGACGCAACAACGGGAAGACCTACTGTTAAAGCATTTTGAGCTTCTACGCAAGCAATTCCTCCTACTTGCATCCAACCGAACTCAGCGCTGGCGATAGGGTGTACCGATACCCCAACAGCCGCGCCAGTTTCGGTAACCGGATAAACGATCACCCCGCTATAAGGATTAGCGAATGCATCCAATCGAGAAGTGGTTGTGAGGGCAACTTTTACTTCTTCTGCGAGATTGAATGTCGGAGCGGCCGTCGTATACGCGATATGACCTTTAATCTTATATTGTCGGCCAACACCTGGCGTGACTGATACAAGAATAAAGCCCTCTGCATATTCATTGGCCGTGACAGTAACTGTGGTCGTGGAGGCAATTAATGTGTCGCCAATAGAAGCGGCAACGGCAGTCATATTCTGAGTTCCAGTATCTTCGGCCGCGGATTGATAAAGATTACCTGCGACAAGCGCTTCTCCTGCCTTGCAATAACGAAATGCTCGGCCATCGTTGGAGAAAATCAACTCTCCAAAATTGTGGTACTTATCGGCGCTTGAGCTGTGAAGCGTTTGGGCGGCGACTTGTACCGGTCCTGAAAGAAATGAAGACATAATTTTGTTTTTAAGATTAATTAATAATTTCGACTTTTGTGCTACTTCAAGAATATGCTCATCGTAACATCAATGTCAGTGTCGGCTCGGCGGACAAAATCCAATCTGGTGGAATTTGAACCCGATGTATTTCCAACAATAACTTTTGTTGATGAAGCAACAAGTAAATTCATTCCAGTCCCGCCAGCTATGGTTAAGTCCATTGAAGCGGTTGTGGTGGCGTTTCGGATAAAGATACTTCTTGTCTGTCCCGCAGTTGCGATAAATGACGACAAGGTTGAAGTCGCCGGTAAAGTCAAAGTCGCATCTTGAACATTTAAGGTATATGCGATGACATTTTCAACATCAAAGTCGGCCGCCAAAAGCGTTTCTGCTGAATTGACAGTAGATGTCGCTCGTATGCCTCCGCCTTGCGTAAATGTGGCAAGGGTAGTCGCTCCGGTTCCAGTTAATGTGCTAGAAAAAGTGGCCGATCCTGAAACAGTCGTCGCTCCTGCTAGTGTTGTTGCACCGTCGGCTTGGAGCGTTGAAGTGGTATATATTCCTTTCCTGCTGAAATATCCGTCATTGTACATTATACTCGGCACATAATTCTCAATTTCGGGACCCGATGGGATACCTAATCCATTGATATTATTCGCTATTTTAATCAATACTACGGACAGCACTGACAGGGCGACAAATACAATCGATAGCCCTAAGATTATTTTTGCTGTTTTAGTCATAGTGGTTTAATTAAATTCCAGTAATACCCGTCAATTTCCCGTGTCTTTTTGGGTTGGTCGTTATAAATTGACCACCGAAGTAGATGTGGCCGACGACGGAACCCGAGTTAGCAGGAATAATCCAGTCAGACCACGAAAATCCAAGACCGACCGGTGCTTCGTAGTCGTTGCCCTCCACTTGACTCTTATAGCCAATCGGTTTGGCATTAAAGAACGGGAGCGCATAGAAATCGACAAATTTCTCGTTTACTGCTATTAATGCGCCAGAGGTGCACTTCTCATCCATAATGAGTGGCTTGCCGTTGTAATCCAACGCGGTGAAACCTGTTGATCCGTAAAGCTCGCCTTTCATCCGGCTGGCTTCTTTGTTGATGCGCTCTTGCGGGCGTAACAACTGGCCATAGAGATTAAAGACTGTTTCAGTGGTGAAGAACGCAGTCGGCTTTTGAGCGCCACTGGTTACTGCCGCCCATAGAGTGTCTATTTTAGCGAGGGTGAGGGTGCCGGAAGACGCCGTAACTGTTGATTGTAAAGTCGTGTAAGTTGAGCGCGATTGACCGCCGATGTTTGCGACGGAATTACCGTCATCAACCAACGCCGCAAGACCTAACGGGTCTTTGGAGCTGTTGCCTGTCCCATCGGCATAGAAAATTGTACCGAGGTCGTCGGCCATATCTTCCGTATCGGATTGGATTGTTAGCTTCATAAGGTCGAGAACTTTATCTTCAGTATCGGCCACAGAAAGCTCATCGCCTGGAAGAGCGCACGTAATCTGATAAAAAGAAGGTGTAAACTCAAGAACCTGCCTATTATCGGTCGCTGAGACCGAGAATGTATCGAATCCTCGGAACGAAGTGCCTGTGGTATTCTTTGCGTATTTAAACGGCACACGAAGTGTCCTGCCGCTCCATTTCTTTGACCCGCGCACTACGCGCTGGAATAAGACGTTGGAGTTGAGAATTGTATCAACCACATAAGGCAAGTATTTTGTTTGAACCGTGGATTGGATTCGTTGTCCATATAATTCTGCCATAATTTTGTTTTTAATTTATCTATTAATAATTTCGACTTAATGCTTACCATGGCCTCGCGCCGGGCTTATTGAAGTCGGTTGAGGTCGCGTAAGCAGGCGTTTTGGTTTCGGCGCGATTTTCGGATGTGGTTGCGCCGGCGATTTGTTTCCTATCGTTGGTAGCATCGGCTTTTGTGCTAGTCGCGCCCGCTTTCATCATTTGAAAGCCAGCTCGATAATTCCAGCGGCCTTTACTGTCAACGAGATCGTTATCAAGGACGAATTTCAGAAGCTTGTTGCGATCAATTTTGACTCCGTCAGGATTTATGGTCTTGTCGGTTTCAATTACGCCGACTTGATCTTGAAAATAAGTCGTTGCGTCATCTATCGCTTTTTGCTCTTTAGTGCTCTTGGCTTCAATTTCATTAAGCGCTTCTTCTTTCGCCTTTCCTACGAGTGACTGATTCCATGATTGGAATTCACGCCACTGACCCTCATCACCTCCGAACCATGAAGGAATTTCGATTTGCGATTCATCACCTTTTTTATTGGCATTGAAACGCGTATCAATATCCTCTCGTATCTTTGTCAATTCGATGGTGTGGCGTTCCTCCTGATCGTTGAAACGCTTTGTCCAGTCGGATTCGCGCTCTTTCCAGCGCGGGTGATCGGCAAAGTTATCCGCACCGCCATTTTTATTCTCCGTCTGATTTTTATTCTGGTCAGACGAACCAGTCTGGTCGGCGTTCGTGTCTTTTTGGTCTTTTACCGTTGACGATTCGGCGGAGTTGTCATTCTCCTTGTTCTCAACAGGAAAGGCTGGTTTACCCTCCGTATTGAACTGCGTCATTGCATTTTCTTCACTCATAATTTTGTTAAAGTTAGGGTGAGCGATTTCCTTAATAATTAGCGCTCAATTCGACTACTCTTTTTTCATTTCGTGTTCCATGTCTGCTTCGATTATATCAAACTCTGAATCATTTTGATACTTCGCAATTGACAAGCCTGTCATTTTCAGTTTCAAGCAGACTGTGTATTCTTTTCCGACTTCCCACTTTTTTGTTTCAGGGAAGAACTGGTGCTCCATTCTAATATGTGGATAAGTTTTTGTGGATTCTCCTTTTTTTATTTTACCACTAGATGGCATCGATGTCATCATCTCTTCTGTTTTTGGTTGTATTTTATGCATTTTCATTGTGTTTTTGGTTTAGCTGGCCTCTCTCCTTTTTTCTTTTTCACATGTTCAGGAAGAGAAGCTATGTTTGCGGTTTTTCGTGCGAATTCTTTTGCAAGTTGCGGGTGGTTTGTGAACATGTAGCCCGCCTGGGCCTTGGATTTGAATGGCATATTTTTAAGGCCCTGCGGCGTTATTGGCTGGTACTTCGGAGAGTATCGACCGCCCTCCTTGTTCTTTTTTTAAATCTGATTTAAATTGTTCTTTTTCCATACCTCTTGCGTGCGACTTGTCGGATTCGGCTGTTTCATTTGCGTTTTTTTCAACTGCGGCCGCTTGCGCCATTGCCATTGCTTCTTGAACCATTGGATTGTCTTTATAGAGCAGATGCGGAGCATTCGCTTCGAGCCAAACATTGGCCGCAAGTTCTTCGGGATTCGGATATTCGAGTCGTTTGTATAAATCAACGTTCGAGATGCGATTCAGCTTGGCAAGCTCAAGCGCTTGGTTTGCGATTGAAGTTGAATCTTTTGGAAGCAATGAACCCTCCTTGACAGATACTACAATTTTTGGCGGTTTAGCGCCAGCGACGAATTGGAAACCTGTGTCGTAGACGTAGAGCAATTGCACGAACCAGTTATAAATGTCATCGGCGAATTGCTCAAGATATTCGGTTACACCGCCTCCGATTCGATCGCTGTCTGAACCTCTATTGAGTATTTTTCCGCGCACAGAGTCTTCGGTTTCAAGGCCAGCGGCGCTTGACCCGCGAATGCCGAAAATATCGCGTAATCGGTTTCTAGTATCAGCTAGCTGGTTATATACGTCAGGAGGTAGACCTGGGGCAGGATAGCGGTCAATTGCTTCGCGTGGGGCGCCGTCAGGGATGAGAACTGTGCCGCCCTTGCGTAAAGACGCAGTCACACCTTTGGCTTGCGGTTGTGTCAGTCCTGATCGGCCGAGAGAGACTACCATGCCGCCATTCATATCATCGGCATTTTTGTCGATTTGTTTATTTCGTTTATTGATGCGGTCCTGATTGGCGAGATTCTGGCCAATGAGCGATGTCTTGTCCATTGGCTGATCGCCGAGATTGAATACTGAAAGGAACGAGAATGGCATCTGTGGAGTCATAAAGTGGTTGATACCTTCCATTTCTTCCTGACCCGTTGTTTCGTTTCCATAATCATCAACTTGAGTTTTTGTCGCGTTATGGTCGTAATTCCAGTGCGGATTTTTCTTTTTGAAGAGGATTGTTTTATCGAGCTTCCAGCACATGTATTGCGGAGTCCACCATTCAACGAAACTGATGCTTGTGCCAGTATCGATTCCGACTTTGTCAGTAATTGCTTTTTTGGCCTCGGTAGTTTCGGGTGTTTCGTCTTCGCCGATAAGAGCGAGGATTTTAGATGCGGGAAGTTTTCGGTATTCTCCCGCGCGATCGCCATTGTAGCCGTCCTCGTCAATGGTCGCGTCAGGGTCAAGGATCATACGCTTCGGGCGAATAATACGGACAATCGGGATGTCTTTGTCGAGATCCCAGCCGAACTTGGCAACGCCGAGCTGGTAGATAGCCCAGTGGCGCGCTCCTTTTTTAAGTTTGAGACGCAGTTTATTTTTGTCGGCGAGATCGGCAAGACGACACTTTACTTTGAGGATATATTTTGAGTGTATTGGATTTTCGTTTCCGTTTTCGTCTTTCTCGGAATTATCAAGAGAGACCAAAGGTTCGGGATTTCTGCGAGTTGATTGAGGCAGGAATGTTTCGAGTGATTCGAATATAAGGTTGTCGGCGTCAGGCCGTCCATCAATGAGTTCTTTGGGCAAGTCGTGCTGTTTGCCAAGCCAGTATTTTTCATTCTCTTCAATTTGCTTTTCCCAGTCGGTTTTTTTCGGCGAATCTTTCCAGTCGGATTCCCACTTGTCAGTGAGTTTTATAATATCGGCATTCGACATATCAAGCGTGAGCTCGGGCAGTTTTTTTGAAACGATACCTTGCTTCGTTTCTTCACTGCCGTCGGCTTTTTGTTTATTGATATCATCGCCGAGCGATGCGTATCCTTTTATGTCTGTGTCTGATGCCATTATTTTTATTATAAAAAAGAGGGCTACACACCTTTCGGTAATGTAGCCCGCTCGTCATCGGAGTTGGAGCTTTTTATTTATTTAAAATATGCGAACGTTTTTATTATAGCATATTTTAAAAAAGTCAAACAGTGGACTGTGGATAACTCAAATGTTATTCATTTTCAGTGGTTTTGACTGATTCATCACATTCATCAATTTCTTCACATGCGCATTCTTCAGCCAACATTCCGCAAACACCGCAGTTTTCTTCTTGATTTAACATATTTTTTAAAATTGAATTAATATTCATAGCCAAGTCGACTACTCGCTATATTGGTATTCTATCAAATTTTGTATCTCGTTTGTAGGTTTGATTAATAAGCAGGATATTTTGAATAACGCAATTATTGATATTGATTTCTGCTTTGCCACTTTGGAGATCAAATACGCCCGCTTTAAGTAAAATTATAAACTTCTCACGATGTAATTTAAAGGCGAGAATAATTTGCGGGTCTTCAGTGGCAATTAATATTTTTGATTGTTTAGTTTCTACTACCATTCGATTTTTTCTTCCTCGAGCCGGTCGAGGGATGATTGTATTCCTTTATTAAACATTTCGTCCGGATTGAAACTCACCTTATCGTCTGTTTCAATCATATAACTTTGTGCGGTTGTTGATGATGCCGGCGCTTCAATAATTGAGCCCATTCCAGCAAACCTAGACATTCCAACACGCCAGAATACCGTGGCCATTGCTCTGTGGTCCCGACCACTTCTTACCCATTTATAACCTTTAGTCTGGTTAGTATCAGGATCAAGCACTTTCATTTTTGATAAATTGTTCCAGTCGAGCCAGTATTCGAACCAATCTGATTCGTTCCCATGGACAGGAACTCGTTTATTGCGGAACTCATCGACGACGAGCTGAATCATTCGATTTCGATCGGCTGTGCATGCGCCGTGTTCCGCGCCTTTTCCCCATTTGATGAGCTCTTTGGTTTTGCGATCACCAGCGAGGGAGCAGAGGAAGACTCGACCAGTCCATTTTTCGAAGAACTTGCGCGAGCCGATGAGGTCGCCGCCTTGGTCAATTACTGCGATGGCGCGAGGCCAGCGTTCCATGAGCGCATCAAGGTCGCCGTAATCAGTGCAGTCACTATGGAAGAAGAGGCCACTTTTGTTGCCAATGACATAATCGAGTCGAAGTCCTGTATCAATGCCGATGATAACGCGCTCATTTTTAGCTGGTGCCCACGATTGATTGGTAAGATTTTGGAAAAAGCTTTGGCGAAGCAATTTCGAGGAACCGTCAGCGAATGGCAAGCCGAGTATTTTAGTGTAGAAGAACTCGGGAGTGGTGTCGGGATGTTTGAACTTTGCGACGATTTCTTTGGCACTCATCCATGGGCATATCAAGAGTGGCACCCAGTAACCAGACCATGCGCGTTCGGGGTAGCGCGCGACCCATTGTCCTGTGATGCGAACACAGTCAGGCAGTTCGTTTCGGCATCGTTTGCAGACGAATATACCACGATCAATGTCAATCGACATTTTTCGTGGGTTTTCGGTATCCCACGAAAGAAACTGCCAATGAGCGCAGTGTGGGCATTTGACGAACCAGTGCTTTTGGTCGCTTTGCAACCAGTCGTTGTGGACGCCTGTTTCAGGCAGTGAGGGATGACTGAATGTGTGCGTTTGTTTAAATTTTGAGTGTTGAGTTCGGGCTTGATAGTCGGCAATAACATCGAGCTTGGAGCTGTCTTTTTCGTCATGCACAAGCCGGTCGGCGGTGACCATAATAGCGGCCTTTTTTGTCCAAGTTCCTCTGAAGTATATCATTGAATTGCCAACTTGTTTCTGTTCGATACTGTCTTTATCGGCCACATCATCGATCATGCTTTTATTGTTGGCAATAATACGATTTACTTTTCCGCTTACAAAAACTCTCACATCACCGTCTGTAGGTAATGTATAGATAATATCCATTTTGTGACGCTTTGAATCACGATGATTTTTAAGAATTTGCAGTGTTGACATGCCAACTTGTGCCGCTTTCATGACAGTCAAATTTGTTGAATTATCATCATAAATATCAATGAGGAAAGGGTGGTCATCCCATGTAATAGGATCACCTTTTTCGTTTTTAATGCGATTTTCGGCCATCCAATCAAGAATGCCGTTATCAGCTTCAATTGCTGGTATCGCTGGTTTTGCCATATGTTTTTGTGACTTCGCCCTCTTCTTTAAGAACAAAGACACGACCGTCGCGATAAACCTGCTTCACCCGACCACAGAAGTGACAGACAATCACGGCATACTCTTCGGTTGAGTGGATTTTCTCAGTGCTGATTTTTATAAATTCGTGGTCGCAGTATCTCATGGTTTTACTTTTGATAGGCTTTTAATTTTTTGGTAAGCGTTCATTTGACCGATTACATTGCCGTAAAGGGGGCCTGCGAGTATACCAGCGAGGTCGAGGCATATTCGGTGTCTTTGGTTGCGGTCTTTCACCGTAGCGCAGATATAGGCGAACTGGCGGGCATAGGCTTCGGATTCCTGTTCGATACGGAAGTATTGGTCGGTCAGATATCGGCCCCACCATGCGTCAGGGTCGTTACCTTGCTGTTTGTAGTGGGTTCCCTCGTGCTCAATGAGGTGATCGGGTATGTCTTGGCCACCTGGATTGTAAATCGTGTCGCCGTATGTAAATATCACATTCGCGTGTGGACGCATGCCGTTATTGATGATGGCGTTGAGCAATTTTTCAGGTGGATTTTCGTTGATTATTTTCATATGTTTTTCATTTGCTTTTTTTCTCGTTTATTTATTTTGCAATTTTTGCAAATATACTTTTTAGCATCTTTTAAAATATCCACACTCGCATTTTTCGCCATCCTCCGTTGGAATATGATTAGCTATTTTGCATTGCATTTCATCTCTTTCACAATTATAGCACAAATTCCCTTGTCCGTTAACCGTAAACGCTCCTCTTATCGCCTTTCCACAAGTTTCGCAAAGTGGATGTTCCCATATCGCA